CTTGTAGAGCTTTCAATTGTAGATTCACCAGCTAATGAACTTTGTAACATTTTTTCAATTGAAAAAGTAAATGGTCAAATGGTATACAAAGGTATCGCTACGGAAGTAGTAACAGAAAATATTTTTTACTGTGAGGAAAGCGACTCTGTATTTATGTCAACAGAAAAAACTTTCGAATCACCAGTATCAGGAAAACCAGCAGCTCTCATTGGCTGGGTGGAGAGTTCAGATATGAATAAATCAAAAGAAATAAATAGAATTCTTGCTTCATTTAAGAAGTCAAGATTACCGTTGCCTGAAACACAAATAGCAAAACAGGCAAACGTAGAAGGAGGTAATAAAATGTCAGATACAAAAATTGATAATGTTGCAGATGCTCCAGTAGCAGAAGCAGTAGTCGTAGAAGCACCTGTAGCAGAAGCCGTAGCGGCTCCAGCAGCAGATGAATCAAGCGTCAATCTTTTTGACAAGTCATTAGAAGTTGCAGCAGTTGCAACTGAAGATACCTCTGCCGACAACGTTGAAAAAGCAGCCGAAGCAGTAGAAGTTATGGTTGATGAACCTGATTTTGCAAAAATGTTAGGCGATCTAAAAGGCTTTTTCTCAGAAACACTAGCAAAGGCAAGCGAAGTAAATGCTGCACAAGTTACAGATATTAAAACATCTGTAGAAGCATTTAGCAAGAATGTTGATGCTAGAATTTTAGAGTTGGCAGAAAAGCACAGCGCACTTAGTGATGCTGTGTCAGAAATAAAGGGCACCATCGAAGGTGTTCAAAAGCAGGTAGATGCCGTAGAAGGCTCTACCGCAATTAAGAAGTCCTCTGACCTTGGCGGGTCTGAGGTGTTTACAAAGTCCAAATCAAAATGGTCAGGAGCTTTCCTCGGTTCCGTAAATGAAATCTTTCAAAATTAAGGGTAGGTGAAATAAAAATGAGTAATGAATTATTAGAAAAGGCCGCAGCAGCAGGTACAACAGTATCAACTGGTTTTGGCTCATCAACTGGTGGTACAGGCGTCCACGTTGCTTCAGAAAATGGCAACGGTGGTCTTCTTAACCCAGAACAATCAGCAAGATTCTTGGACTATATGTTCGACGCTACCGTAATTGGTAAGGTTGCACGTACAGTTCGCATGAAGTCTGACACAACAGAGATTGATCGTATGTCAGTAGGAGAAAAGCTTGTAAAGCTTGCATCCGAAGGAGAAAACACAGCCGTAAATCAAGGCGTAACATTCTCAAAGATCTCTCTAACAACAAAGAAGCTCCGCATGGACTGGGAACTTTCAACTGAGTCTCTAGAAGACAATATCGAAGGTGCAGATCTTGAAGATCATATTGCACGTATGATGGCAACACAAGCTGGAAATGACATCGAAGATCTTATTCTTAACGGTGACACATCACTTTCAGCCGATGCTCTGTACAAGTCATTTGACGGTGCAGTTAAGAAGGCAAAGACACACGGTCGTGTAGTCGATGCAGCAGGTGCGGGAATTTCCCGTGAAATCTTCAACAAGGCTCTTAAGGCAATGCCACGTAAGTACAAGCAACGTCGTACAGACCTTCGTTTCCTTTCTGGATCAAACTTGATCCAAGATTACTTGTTCTCTAACTCACAGAACATTCAGAACGTTACTCCACAAGATATTGCCTCTGGCATCATCCGTGGTGACGTTCCTGTTCTTGGAGGTCCAGCAGGATATGTAGCTCCATACGCATTTGGTATTCCAATCGTTGAAGTTCCATTGCTTCCTGAGACACAGACAGGTACATACGCAACCCCATCAGGTTCACACGGAGACGTCCACTTGACATTCCCAAATAACGTAGTTATTGGTATCAAGCGTGATGTAACCGTTTACCGCTTCTTCCAGCCACGTAAGGACACAATCGAGTACACAATGTATACCCGTGTTGGCGTTCAAATCGAGCAGGCAGACGCTTGGGTAGTTGTAAAGAACGTTAAGGTTGCTTCTTAATTAATTAAGAATTAAACTACCGAAAGGCCCCCAATTAATTTTGGGGGCTTTTCATTTTAATTTATCAATGCTATAATTAAAGGACCTAGAAAGAGGAGAACTAAATATGTCATTTGACACATTAACAGTAGCTGAATTAAAGGAAATTGCAACGGAGTTTGCAGTAGACACAGAAGGCCTAAAAAATAAAAAAGAAGTAATTGCTGCCATGGCAGAAGAAGGCGTAACCTATTCTGTATATCAAAAGACAGTTAAAGCAATTGAAGAAGCTACAGAAGAAATTGAAATTTTACCAGTTTTTGATCCGAAGGCTCAGCCAGAAGATACTATCTTGGTACGTATGACAAGAGATAATCATAGATATGATATTCACGGATACAGCTTTACAAAGACTCATCCCTTTGTAGCAATGTCTGAAGATGATGCTCAAAAAATCTTTGATACAGAGGAGGGTTTTCGTTTAGCGACACCAAAGGAAGTTCAGGACTTCTACAACTAAACGTTAACATAAGTTAATGGAAATATTAGCAGGAACAAACTCACCAATACAGCACAGGGTATTTTGGAAAGGCGAATCTGCAGTTGCAGATAGCATACCCACAGTATCTTTATTACGAGCAGATGTACCAGCACAAACAGTTTTATACTCTGGCACTGCAGTTCAATCAGAGACCGATACAGGGGTTTACAATTTTTATGCACCACAAACCACTAAGCTTCCAGGATCTCTTATTGCAAGATGGCAATATGCGGTTGAAGGTTTTTCTATATCATATGATCAAAATGTTGATGTAGTTAAGCCATACGTAGACTTGTCACAAGTGATTAATGGTTTAGGTTTGGGCTCTGACTACAATGATCCAAATAGCAGAACTTATCAAGAGCTAGTTGATGCCGAGAAGTACTCTCGTAAAGTAATTGAAAATTACACTCAGCAAAAGTTCTACAGCTATCTTTCATCAGAGATTGCTTATGGGTCTGGTAACGATATTCTTCCTTTATCTAATAAGATAAACACTCTTCAAGCAATAGAAGTAAATGATATCCCGCTTACAGGAATGCCATTTGAAGTTGCTGAAAGTGGATTTTCAATTAGATTAAATCGTGCAGATATGCTTGACAACGTAACATATGTTGCTAACGGCTTGATCCCACCAACTATCAATGACTACTCAGGAATCTTTAATAAAGATGCTAGATATAAAGTCACGGGATACTTCGGCTGGGAAAAAGTTCCAAATGAAGTTGAGATGGCAGCTATTGAACTTATGAAAGACTATTTCTCTAAAGACAAAGTATGGAGAAACAAGTATATAAAGAGCATATCCACATTCGACTGGCAGTTTGATTTTAACTCAGCCACCTTTTCGGGTACTGGTAATAACTACGTAGACCAATTGCTTTTGCCTTATGTAATAAGCAAAATGGTATTGATATAAAATGAATAATCTTGTAGACTCCATCCTAAGCATGAAGATGGATGTGTATGTGCAGCAAGACGTACAGGACCAGGATACAGGCGCTATAAAAAAAGAATGGCTTTATTCAAAAACTGTTGCCTGCTATGCAAGAGGAATAATCACTAGCAGCGGAGCCAGATCTTCAGATGTCCAAACCATGAGCAATAGATATACTAACAAAGAAAATATTGAAATTAGAACTGAAGCAAGAGTAACCCTGAGAGACAAGATTACAAATATTAGAGACTCATCAGATAATGTTATTTGGGCCGAGCTAAATTACCCAACAGAAACTCCAACAGTCTTTGAACTAATTGGAACTACACCAATCACTGACCCATTCGGCGGAATACTAGGATACAACTGTTCAGCCCGTAGATCGGAGAATCAGGTAATTGGACTCTAGTGTTGCTTTACTACAAACCGCAAGCGGCCTTGAACGACCAATGGCTGGAAACAAGCCTGGGATAATTAAAGATTCCTCTGTAGCACAAATATCTGCATTCCTTTATTACCAAGCAAGTGTCCTTGGAAAACTTACAGCAAACAAAGCCTTTCAAAGTTTATTTAAACAAACTATATTTAATCAGATAAATAAAGATTTTGGGGACTATATAGATTCATCTGCAAGAGTAAAGCCAACTGCATTGCACCATGTTTATGAATGGAATAAAACGGGGCAAGAGACATCTAGACTATTTAAATTAAACAGGATGGATGCAGATGGACTTTCATTTAGAGTAACATATGACTTTAAATTATCTAAGTCTTCTGTCCCGTCTAAAAATAAAAAACAAAGAAAGAAATATGTATTTGCAACAAAGGCTTCTGTGATGGAAGCTGGAATGCCCGTAATAATCCGTCCAAGGTCCGCTGAGCGCTTAGTATTTGAGTTAGATGGTATTACCGTGTTTATGCCCAAAGGGTCCTCAGTGACCGTTAAAAGCCCAGGAGGACGTGCCTCATCAAATCAATTTAGACTACACTACGGAAGATATTTTGGGGGGCAGCTTGTTAATAATTCAATCAAGGCCTCTGGGTTTCAGAATATATTTAACGCCAAAATGAGCAAGGCATTAGATACACCAGCAAGTATTCGAAAAGTGCAATATAGCTTCACAGCTGGTAAAATTAGGTTGGAAGCAGATATGGAATTACAAACGGCATTTGGGGGAGCACTATGACAGTAGATTATAAGATAGATGCAGTATTTGAACTACGCAAGTTCCTCTGGAATGAATTAAAGACTACAAAGATATTTGATCCTACAGAATACTACAGCGATAATATTAATATGGAGATTATTCCAATTATCCCAGTTCAGCAACAGCCAGAACTCAATCAATTTTTAAGCGGGAAGAAGCATATTGTCTATGACAAGATTGGCCTATCCTATGAGGACATATGGCTACTATGCTGCGAGAAGGTTTTATTTACAGTGTATTCCACAGACGTATCCGACATATATGAGATCCGAAATTTGATGACAGACCTATTCAGAAGAATGGACGATTCTGCCAGAGATATTAATAAATTTAAGGATGAGCCAAAGATTAAATTTCACAGTATACAGGTTGTTGAGACCTCACCCATAACCCCGTCAGAGGAACTTCAGGGCTTCCTATCGTCCGACATAATCCTAGAAGTAAAATATTCAAGAATCACTGGCCCAGATGGACGTTTTATCTAAGTTGCGTTTGGGGTCATTATACACTAAAATTAGCTTAGAGGAAAAAGCCTAGCCAGCTTTGATTTAGATTTAAAACGTAAGTCAATATATATATATTTATTTAACAGGAGGTTTTACAACATGGCACAAAACACAGGTAATGCTAGAAATATTCTTGTTGGTGCGTCACCATTGTTCCTTACAACACTTGATATCACATCTGGGCAATATGCAGATTTTGAAGCAGGAGTTTTAAGAGCAGGCACAGCAACAAAGAACGATAAGGTACCAGCATTCGTAGCACCAACAACATCAGCAGCGGGAACATCTTACACAGATACACTTAACGCACTAGATGCAGGTGTAGGACAAGATGGAGCCTACCGTAACGTAGGTTACACAAATAACGGTCTTCAGGTTACATACAACCCATCATACGGTTCAGTAACAGTAGATCAGCTTCTTGACTCAGCAAAGCTTTTCAAGGAGACAATGGAAGTTATGATCGCAACAGAAATGGCAGAAGGTACTCTTGAGAACGTTCTTGCTGTATTTGGTCAGCGCTCAGACACATTAGATTCATCAGTTGCAACAAAGAAGACTCTAGGTCTTGCTGGTGGAGCACTAGGTGAGGCTCCAACAGAGCGTCAGCTAATTGCAGTTGGACAGGCTCCAACTTCAGATACAGTTTCAGCTTCTGAGCGTGTATATTATGCACGTCGTGTTCTTTCTGTACAACAGTCACAGTTCTCTTTGGCTCGTAACGCAGCATCAACATTCCCAGTAACATTCCGTTTGCTACCATCAGGTGCATCGACTCACGCTGGTAAGGAATATGGTTTCATTGTAGACCGTGTTCTCTCAAAGCTACCAACACCATAATTAATATAATTAATTAATAGATTACCCCCCAAGCAATTGGGGGGTTTTCTATTGCCATTGTATTTTGAATATGATACAATAATTAAGACTAGATCCTAGGAGGATTAAATTGGCAACTACAGTATATGATGTTGAAGAAATTCAGCTACAGAATGGCGCTACAGTTAAGCTTAAGCCTTTAACAATTAAAGAGCTACGTGAGTTTATGAAGGTCATTAATAAGACACAAGAAGTAACAACAGAAGACGAAACATTAACAATCCTTATTGAGGCTTGTGGAGTGGCTTTACAGAAGCAGCTTCCAGACTTAGTAGCGGACAAAGACGCATTTGAAGACACACTTGACGTTCCAACTATCAATCGCATTCTTGAAGTTTGCGGAGGAATTAAGATGGACGACCCAAACCTACTAGCGGCAGCAGTACTGGCTGGTCAGAACTAGATCTAGCCGCTTTAGAAGGGGAAGTTTTTCTTCTTGGTAATTGGATAAATTACGAACAGTTAGAAGAAAGTCTTTCAATGCCAGAATTAGTCCAGACTTTTAAATCAATGCAAAAAACTGAATCGGAAAAAAGAAAATTCTTAGCTTCAATTCAGGGAGTAGATTTAAATGAAAGCAGTAATGAAAATAAGGAGGGGTCATCCTTCGAAGATGTTAAAAGAAGAGCACTTGGAATTACGGCATCAGCAAACGATGTTGTATCATTACAAGGGTCATTCGCCAGCGAAGCTGGTTTTGGCATTGGAGCGGGATTAGGATACTCTATAGAGTAACATAGTAATATGGCAGATAATAATTTAACCACGTTTATTACCGCCAACGCAGACTTTACGAGTTTAAGAACTCAGCTAGCTGCGGTTACTGCCCAACTCGTAAAATTACAAGAAACAACTGCTGGCACAAACGCTAAACTTGCAAATCAAATTGCAGTGATGAACAAGTCGTTTGCCACGACACTTACTTCAACAGGGCAATTTTCACAACACTTTGTATCTCTAACTTCAGACGTAGACAAGTTTGGAAGAAATTTAGATAGAGGCCGACTCAAGCTCAACGAATATTATAATGCTTGGAGCGGCCATACAAAGAAAACAAGCAATTTAGTTAGAGAACTTGCTAAGCAGCAAGTAATGCTTCAGCAGGCTATAGTTCAGCCTGTAGGTAAAAACGCACAAGGCTTAATGCAATACAATGTTATGGTTGCAAAGGGTCTTGATGAAGTAAAGAACAAGATGGCTATTGCTACACAGCAAGCGGCAATTATGAACAAGGTCATGCTTGACGGATCAACAGGACTTATTAACTGGGGTAAAAATACTCAGTGGGCTGGACGTCAATTAACAGTAGGACTTACTGTTCCACTTATTGCATTTGGCGCAGCAGCACAAAAAGCATTTAAAGAAGCAGACCAAGAACTAGTAAGATTAACAAAGGTTTATGGCGGATTAGCTGCAACATCTTCAGCAGATTTGGCTCAAGTTAGAAAAGATATTAGCGCAACCGCAAAAGAAATTGCAAGCTCTTATGGAGTTGCATACAAAGAAACAATTGCATTAGCGGCTGATCTTGCAGCAACAGGACAACAGGGCAACGACTTAATAGCTGCTACACAACAAACTACAAGGCTAGCGGTTCTTGGTGAAGTTGATAGACAAGAAGCAATGAAAGCAACTCTTGCAATTCAAAACGCATTTAAACAAAGCACAGACGAACTTACCGCATCAATTGACTTTCTTAACGCAGTTGAAAACCAGACATCAACAAGCCTTGCAGATTTAACTGAAGCTATTCCAAAGGCAGGGCCAGTAGTTAAATCACTAGGTGGAGATGTAAAAGATTTAGCGCTTTACCTTACAGCAATGAAAGAAGGCGGAGTAAACGCTTCTGAAGGCGCAAACGCAATTAAGTCTGCAATGGCATCATTAATTAACCCAACAAAAGTTGCAACCGAACAATTTATGGGGTTTGGAATTGACCTTAAGGGAATAGTAAACGATAACGCTGGAAACCTTACAGAAACTATAATGGACTTGCAATCAGCGCTAGACCAGCTTAATCCTTTAGATAAATCTAGAGCAATCGAACAGCTATTTGGAAAATTCCAGTATGCAAGAATGTCTGCACTATTTGAAAACCTCGGGAAATCAGGGTCACAGACATTGCAAGTTATGGACTTAATGAAAGCAAGTGCGGTTGAACTTGCAGGTATCTCTGAGCGAGAATTAAAGATGATCACAGAGTCAGCCTCTGGACAGTTTAAGAGAGCATGGGCTGCAGTACAAGCAGACCTTGCTACAGTAGGAGAGCAATTCTTAAGAATAAGCACAAAAGTTTTAAAGGTAGTAGATGCAATAATTAATTTCTTTAAAGCACTTCCAGGCCCAGTTAAAACATTCCTTAATGCATTAGGTGGAATAACAGCAATTGCTGGACCACTCATCATGATGGCTGGTGTTATGGGTAACTTTATTGGTTATGTTGTAAAGGGCATATTCCATTTAAGACAACTTGCTAAGGGTGGGCAGGGCTTTAGGTTATTAACTCCAGAAATCATTGCAGCAGATGCTGCAGCAAAGGGATTAGCAACATCTTTTTATTCAGACTCAGAAGCAACTATAGTATTAAAAAATGCAGTAGACACTCTTGCAGCATCTTTCACAGGACTTGAGACAAGAGCCAACGCAGCTAAGGTTGCAGTTCAACCAGCAATATCTACAGTCGCAGGAAGTGTACTTGCAGCAGGCGGAGTGGGACAAAGAATAGTGGACAAGAGCAACCCACTAATTGGAGAGCCATACTCAAGAGATATGTCTCATATGATTCCAGCACAAACAAATCAGCCAGGAACTATATTTGGAACAGTTCCAGGTGCAGCCCCAGTTAATATTAGAATTGGTAAAAACCCACAAGCATATATGAACGCAGATATGCCAAAGATTCCAGGAGTTACATCAGTAAATGGAATATCTACTGGAGTAGTTGCAGCAGAAGCCGCAAAGTGGCATGCAATGACTGCAGCAATTGCAATGCAATCAGAAGCAGAAATTAAATTATTAAAGACAGAGGTAATGGCAACTGGAACAGTTACATCAAGCCTATCGGATTCCTATCAAGCTTTACTACCACAATTTTCCGAAATTACTCAACTTGCAGCAGCTGAAACACAAGCAATTGTTCAACAGCTTCAGGCAAGTAAAATAACAGTAGAGCAGGCAAGAGCAAAAGTAATTCAGTTAAATGCAACAGTAGAAGCAATGCTTGCAGAAACAACAGCACTTACAGCCCAATCAATGGGAAGAACTGCAAACTTAACTACAGTGCCATTTACATCTCAGCCAGTAGTTGACCCAGCCACTGGGAAATCAAATATGAAAGAGATGTTCCATAAGGGATCAACAAAAAATCTTGTAGATAAAATTGCTAGAGCTCTCGGAGGAGTTAGAACTTCGGGCGCAGGGTATAACATTCAAACAACAAAACCTAAGTTTGCTGACGGTGGAATCGTACCAGGAACAGGTAATACAGATACATATCACACAACAGCAGAGGCTGGATCTTTTGTAATTAATAAGAAGTCTACTCAAGAAAATATGCCAATAATAAGCAGTCTGCTAGGTGGAACTCCTAAGTTTGCTGACGGTGGTCAAGTACCTGTTGTTCTGACTCCTGGAGAAGCAGTAATACCTGCAGAAGTTGCACAAAAGAATATGCCTTTGATGTACGAGCTAAATGGTGGCCCAGGAAACACATCTGGAAGCGGAATGCATCTTCGTGGCGGATCAATTGCATCTATAATTCGTGGAGTTACGCAAAGAGGAAGACACTATAAAGCAAAAGCATTGCTAGATGATGCTGGAATTCCTATTAACAAATTACAAAACTCTGTTTATCCATTCTCACACTCACTTAATTTAAAAATAAGAGGTGGCGGAACAGCGTCAGCAAGAGAGTTTATAGACGTATTTGAATCACCAGACTCACTTAGATTAGCTAATGTTGTTTTAGATAGAAGTGGCTTAAAGCCAATAACTTCAATACAGCATCAAGCTATTAGAAAATATTTAAATGATCCTACCAAGGTAGATCCATCTAAAGAATTAACAGAAGCTGGTTTTGGTTCTGAGTTAACAAAAGCATACCTATCTGCTGGAGTTAGCAAAGATCAGATAAGTGCAATTGCAGCAAAGCATACAATGAGATTTGCTTTTCCAGGCACTGGAACAATTGTTGAAAGAAGAGACGCTTTGATTAAAAAGCTTCAAGATAAATATCCAGATGCCTCATTCTCGATAGATAAAAGATCAAATAATAATATAGTTGTAAAAATACCAGGACAAAAAGCATTTAAAATTGAGCATGAAGCTACAAGATCTATACACGGTGCAACTGGAGGAGTGTCTTATGAAACATTAAGACAGGATATTCCAGCAGGCGCTACTGCAGATGGAAAACTTGCATATGGACATATTCCGTTAGACGAAACATTGTTAAATGCAGGAGGAATGGTACCTGGGAAATTTGCAAAAAGATTATTTGGCGGAGGAAGATTATTCCTTGGAATGCCTAAAACACTTAAGCAAGTAGAAGCTCAAAGAGCTCAAAAGGCTGCAATGGAAAGAGCTAATGATGCAGTAAATAATTCTAGATTTGCAAAAAAGCCTATTACACAATATGGAGATTTGTTAGAGCCAACTTCAGGTAGAAGCTTCCCAGTTCAAGGCATAGGAGGAGTTTATTCAAAGAACGGAGATAAGGTTTTTGTAAAGCCTGTCTTAGATGAAAAGGCTGCATTGGCTGAAATGAGAGCTACTCAAATTGCTCGTGAAGTACATGGATTAAATGCTCCAAATCAAAAAATTGTAGTTATGAGAGACCCTTCAGATCCAACAGGCAAGCGTAAAATTCTTGCACTTGAATCAAAGTATGACGAAGCATTTGCAAAGCAAGATGGTAAATTTGACGAAGACCAATATTTTAGACAGCTAACAGCTTCAGCATTACGTGGAGATAAAGACCTAGGAAGAGGAAATCTATCAGGTAATGTTCTAGCGGATGTAGGTACAGCTGGAGTTTTTGCAACCGCCTCTGGTGTTAGAGATTACTCTGCAACAATGCCATCATTTAAAGATCAAGCTGTAATTAATTTGTTGGGTAAAAAAGGAAGCTCTGCAAAAAGATTCTTTGCAGAATCTACATTGGATATACCAAAGGGAATGACTGCAGAACAGTATAATGATCGCATGCTTAAAGAGATCAACGATGCTTTGCCTAAGCTCAAGCAAACTGTTGCAACTTTCCCTGATTTAACTGCAGAAGAAAGAATTATATATCATGCAATGATTAAAAGACTTTCTGATGCAAGAAAGCCAAATGCAAATTATGCAGATCTACATGGCATACATTCTGCAGTACAAATATCTGAGCCAAAACCACTCACTCCTGCAGCAATTGCTAAAATGATTGCAGCAGATGAATTAAAGCGCAGACAGTCTGGACATTCAGTAAGCTTATCAGACGCTAGCTTTAAAACAGCTAGTAACGGATTTGCAATTGGTGGATTAATCGGCAATGTGCTTAAGGGCAAGGCAATGCATAGAATTGGTGCAGGCTTTGGACCAACAGGGGCACCTAAGCCAAGCATGTATGAGTCAGCTCCCTGGGGAGTAAATTCATTATCTATTGAAATGGCTGACAAACTATTTGCAAATACAGGGCTAAGAAAGCACACTCAAAAATTATTTTACGATAAGTTTGCAGCAGCATTAGCAAAAGAAAAACCTTACGGATATGTAAAAATGCCAGATGGTACATTAAAGAACGGACTTGAGCCAGACGTATTAGATTCCGTTATAAGATCAGCAGCATCAGATTTAATCGGGGATAGAAATGTATTAAAGCAATTATCTCCAATTGATAAAGACATCTTAAGGCAAAAGTATCTGAACTGGGATTCTAAAAAAGATACTCCCCTTACACAATCTTTAAAGAAAATTATATTTAGTTTAGAAGGCAGAGAAATGGGCGGTCCAGTTAATTCAGGACAGCCATATGTTGTAGGAGAAAAAGGTCCAGAGATATTTGTCCCAAGAAACTCTGGAGGAATTATTCCTAACAAGAGCACGATGGCTCAAGGCTACAATGCTGGCGGAATGATTAAAATGATGCTTATGAGCATGCTTGGCATGCAAGGCGGTATGGCATTGGGTAAAATGAGTGGAATTCCTGGCGGAGAAATGATTGGATCCATGCTTGGTTCAATGATTGGATTTGGAGGAATGGGCTCAGGTGGAGCTAAAGGGCCAAAGAAGCCTTTGTTTAATAGTGAAGGTGGGCAAAAGGCTTTTGCTACAATTAAACCTCTTTCTCAAATGTCAGCAAGCCTTACAAATATGGGTAAGGCTGGCTCACAAGCTGGTGCAATAATGTCAAGGCTTGGTCCAATATTTGGAAGACTTGCCGCATCTGTAACCCCAGTTGGAATTGCTGTAGGTATAACAACCGCAGCGGTAGCTATTGGAATAAAAAGATGGAAAGATCATAATGAGCATCTTAGAATTGGCGCACTTCAATATGGCCTAACAGAAGAAGCTGCTAAAAAAGCAGGCCTTAAATTTACTGACTATAGCTCAAAGCTTGCAGATACAGCGGCAAACATAAAAGCATTAAGAGAAAAGAATCAACTTCTTTATGAGAGCATGCAACTTGCTGGAACCCCAATAAAGCTTACAATCGAAGAATACAAAAAATTGAGAGCAGAAGTTAAATCTTCCTATGCAGATCAAATTAAATTAATTAATCAGACTAAGGGTGACGGAAATACAAAGAAGCTTGCAATGGACCTAAAGGTTCAATTAATGGCTGCGGGAATGTCTGCAGAAGAGGCAACTAAGAAAATTTGGGCAATGTTTAAAATGTCTGAAAAAGCTAAAGATGCTGGAGCGTTTACATTAGGAAACGCAGGATTTAATAAAATTGAAACAAAGCAAGACGCTGCAGCAAATGCAGTAGCAAGATATAGAACGGCAGCAGCGGAAGGCGGAGTAGAAGGAGCTAACCAGGTAAACACTGGACTAACAGCAATTGATACAGGAATACAAGACTTAATTGATAAGAGCAAGGCGGAAAATAAAAAAGATAAAAGCAAGCCAATACTAACTCAATACGAAGCTCAAGAAAAATTAATGAAGAGGCTTAATGCCCTAGAGTCTTCAAAGATTAAGCTTACTGCAGCAACTAGAGCGGAAATGATTAAGCAAAACCCTGCTCTTGAAAAGGTACTTAATCCAGCAGACACACTTGTAAGCTTGTTTGAAAAAATGAATCTCGCATCTAAAGGATTCACTGGCAACCTTTCAGAGCTTGGCTCTGAGGCTGTATCGGCTTTATCTAGAGTTGCAGATGTTGCTGCTGCAACAATTGAATCACAGAATAAAAATGGAGCATTAAAAACACAGTATGCCGAGCTAGGAAGACTGGAAAGTCGATATAAATCATTGGCTCAAGCGGCTAAGGGACAATCTGTTGCACAGCAAATAAGCACAAGAGATCAATTAAAGGGATTGCAAAAGCAAATTGATGCAAACAATAAGCTTGCAGACTCAAGACTAAAAGCACTTGATGCTGCAAAACAAGAAGGCGACCTAGCAAATGAAATTGCTAAAAAGAAAATTGAGTACGACTCTGCAATAGCAAGAGGAGATACAGCTACCGCTCAACAAGCAGGTCTAGATGTAAAGCAGCTTGAGTCAACAATGCAATACAACTCACAGAAAAAATCAATTGAAGATTCTAGAGATAGAATTAATGCAAAAATTCAACTTAAGATTGATGGAATTAACGATGCACAAGAAAAGCTGGGAGACAAAGCCAACCTAGCTGGAGAACAGCTTACAAAGCTTGCAACTACAATTGAAACAAAGAGACAAAAAATTGAAGACTATAATAAAGCAATGCTAACTCTTACACTAAATGCACTTGCGCTAAACAAAACAGTTGATCAATATATTAAAGATACAAAAGCTGGAAAGGGCGATGCAGCAAGTCTTCTAACAACTGGCAAAGCAGTTGGCGCTTACAAGGGAGATCTTAAGGGAATAGATGTCGGAGCAGAAGCAAAGAAGCTAATGGGCGAAACCTCATCTGGAATTGCGGCAGCATTATCTTCAAAGGGAATTGACATGAAGGGTGGAGACATTCTTATTAACAACAAGAAGGTTGATTTTAAGAATGAATCAAAAAATACAGAATTTAAAGCATCTAGGAGTCATCCAGGAGTACAATCTAAAACTGTTGGCAAGGGCCCTAAAGCCAAAACAATAATGACAGTAGACTCAATGTCATTACACGAACAAGGTATTGATGCTTCAATAGGAAGTGTATTTACACAAGGAACTCAAAAATACAAGATTACTGGGGTAGATAACGCCTACCTTAGAACTATGAGAGTAGAAAAAGCTGGGTACGGAACAACAAAGCTTAATCCAAATATTCCTACAATCGTAGGAGATCGTGGCCCAGAAATGGCGTTTGGCGGAATGGTTATTCCTAACATGTCTAAGATTCCATTTGCTTCCCCAAGATACGATGTAAACCAAGCTGCAAAGATGTTTGAGCCAATGCAGCAAAGCAACAAAGCTGGTGTAATTAATCTTACTCAAAACATATACCCATCTGAAGGAATGAATACAGATGCATTTGTTAGACAAGTTGTTTCAATGACAAAGCAAGCTATTGGACAAGATAGTAAACTAAATGCTAAAATGGTAGGAAGCCCAATGAATGTGAGTATTAAAACATGACAATGACTTTGCCAGTAGGATCAGTTCTATACCTTGATACCTCTTTAACAGATACCCCAACTTGGGTTAAGCTTTCAGAACATAATAGGTCACCAATTTCAATTGATACTGAGAGGATTGAAAAGACTCAAAGAATGTCTGGCGGGACACTTAGAAAAGTATGGATTGCTGATAAGAAAACTATAAATACTAGTTGGAGCATGCTGCCAACAAATGACGCCATGACTGTTGATGGCGGATATGGAGCGGCTTCTATTAGAGCGTTTTATCATGGAGACAAGGGAAAGAATACATTTAAGGTAAAGATATCATACAATGGAGTTGCGGCTAGAGACGAGATACTATTAATGTCATTTACATCATGTTCATTTACCGTGGTTAAAAGAAATGTAAAAGAAAAGACTGCTGATTCTCCACAAGAATTTTGGGATGTTTCTATAAGCCTGGAAGAAGTATAATGTTAACAGCAGCACCTGAAACAATAACTACTCTAAATCAATCTCAATCAATATCTATGCAAAATGGATGCTGGGTTGAATATAATATGAATGCATTGATTGATGGGGCAAAGATTGATGATCCAAACGGTGTACTCACTGTAACAAAAACAGACCAAACATCAGGATACACATACAAGCCATTTGAAAAGCTATTCCCAGTATCATCAATTCTTGATCCAAGAAGACCAAAATTTGCGGGAATTAAATATTTAATCCTAGATGACCCAAGCACAGCAAAAGATAAAGCTTCAGGAGTTATAGGTAAGTATAATACTGCAGCAAATTTTCCAGCTAGATTATATTTCTCTGGCTCTAAAATGGTTTATAAATACTGGGTAACTCCACAAGCAGCAGCGGGATCAACATCATTATCTAATTGCGTATTGACTGCAGTATACCCAGCAGGCAAAACTGCAGTTACAAATAAGATAGTAGTTAAATTTGAAACGTCACACTCAAAACCAGTTAATTGGTCTCTTAAATTAATAGGACTTACTGGGACTGAAGTTCCCGTGGTATCGAACATTACAGTCACAGATGACATGAAGGGCGTAGTAAACCTATACTGGAACGGAACAGCATGGACAACAACAGAATTTACAACTCCCTCTGCAGGAGTTGATTTAAGCGGACTTAAACTAGAAATATCTTCATTAGATACAGCAGGCGGGTTTGTGGGAGTAATAGAGCTATCACCTAGATATGTAGTAGATATCACAAGCAGATTAGTTTCAATGACTATAAACAAGTCTTCATCAGACGACGTATCTGGAATAATTCCAGTAGGAGATGTCACATCCAACTCTATATTCTTAGATATAAATGGATACGACAGAGCATACGAATCTTATGACAAAAGCGTAGCATTTAATAAAAACAAATTTAATTTATACAAAGACGTAATAATCAAGCCATTTGTAAAAATTGGATCAGACAAGATTAGTCTAGGCGTGTTTTACACAGAATCATTTTCAGTAAGCGAGTTTGGAGATATCAGCCTAACAGGTCTTGATGGAGCCAAAGAGCTACAGTACATTAAGCCACCAGATATTGTTTGCAACGATATGACATCGGTTGCTATTATAAGAAGGCTGCTAGATTCAGTTGGGTTTACTAATTATAACTTTAACCTTACGACTACAGATACAACTGTTATAACACCATATCACTGGTATACAGATAATAGCAAGACGGTATGGCAACACATACAAGATCTTTGTAAAGACACACAGATGATAGCAACGTTTGACGAATTTGATGTTTTACAATTTTACCCAAGAGACTATATATTTAAAGCAGACAAGCAAACTAGCTTTAAACTAAGAGACAGAAATATAGGATCTAATCTTGCAAATATTTCTTCTATTTCAATTGAAAATGTTCCATCAGTTAAAGCCGTTAAGATAGTTTACACACCTCAGCTTGTAAGTTCATACAGAGGAACAGGAGAAAATTTATATGATGCCCCAGTCATAACACTAGGAGCATCTGCTATAGTAAATAACATTCTGCCAACACAGCCGTCTTATACAAACAACTCAGGAGAGGTTGCAAGCAAGGGAATAGTCTCTTGTGAACCAGTAGTAATTTCTGGACTAGGTTCAGCTCAATATACATTTAGCGGGTATCTTGTTATAGAAAAAGAAATAATAGAATATGATGCCATAGAATACAGCTACACAGAGATAGGCACTGGAACTACAAAGTATAAGTGGATAGCAACAGATTCCGATGTTGCTAAATTTCAGGGGCTTGCTACTCCATCATCATTTAAACCAACTAACAATTATAGAATTAAAACAAGAAATGCATTCGGTGTACTTGGTCCAGTAACCGCTTCTTATACACAAGCAGCAATGGATAAAGACATGACACACCTTTTAGGAAACTCCGATGACGGCTGGACACAAAAAGAATGGAACTCGGAGACTGGAGTGTTTACAGATAGTCCAGGATCAATGTTAACCACAAGCATTCCTCAATATGATCCAAAAGGCTCAGATGGGCAAAGACTTTTATATAATGGTGTTTCTAGATCTATGGCTACAATATTTGCTAAAGACGTTAAGTACGTGCCAAGCCCTGATCCAGCAAAACCAACTGATGACAAATACATTCCAAATAAAATATATAAAATTGCAACAGCTGAAGCTCAGTATAACTCTAGCCCTGATAAAGCATTTGTAATTGGCGCCAATATGTATTTTCCATTAATGGTAGATAAAGATACAAAGAAGCAAACGGGCAACCAGATGACAATTGCTGGAATTGCATTTTCATTAAGCGCAGATAATAAAAGCGGCTACCTACTGTCTATTGGAACTTCTCAGAATAACAACGGAGATAAGACATACAGAGATGTTAATTTCTATAAGATAGTTGCTGGCAAGCCTGTGGCCATGATAACAAGCCAAAAAGACGCAGACGGAACTATTATAACAAACATAAATGGCGGAGATTTATATAAGGTTGAAATTAAAGCAATGACTATTATGAATGGCTCTACAGAAAATAGAGTATTTAAAATTTCATTAAATGGAAAGATAATAGGAGTTACAGATTCTTCACCACTTACCCTTACAAATAAAATAGGAATAGCCTCACTACAGGGAACAACATCATTCGATTATGTTTACACAGCAAGCCTTACAAAAGAAGAATTTGGAGCCACTACTTCATTTGATGCTTATGCAGGATTTCTTTCAACCAACTCGTCCATGGTAAAATCATTTAGCGATTTTATATTTAATAAGAGTGATAAGCCAAAGACAGATGTATGGCTAAGGGAGTTCGGTCCAGTCGCCCGTGAGCTAAGAAGAATAACTGGAAGATACACAAACTCTCCAGGCTATCCCCTATATCCAGTAATAGTTCAAAACAATGACGTAACCCTAGTAGGATCTTCCCTTGACCCATTTACAATGGATGTATTTGTTATGAATAATACTGGAACGTTTACCGACCTTGCCAATGGCCAGCAAAAATCATTTGTTATTGTGGGTAATCAAATAACCCCATCAGACTCATTTGAATACATTGACCCTAAGCTTACCGATGCAGATAGGGCGGAAGAAATTGCATTTGATTCCCTATGGATACAAAAAGAAACAGAGGCAGCCAAGCTATCTGAATGGATTACAAAACAATGGGCTAAGCAACAAAGGGTTGTCAGCATAGAGACATTTATTAATCCTTTAATACAGATAGGCGATGTAGTTGAAATATCATATCCTAAAAACCAGCTTTATTCCTCAGAAGACGTAAACCCCCCATACCCAGTAGGGAAATATGTTGTTCTCACAGTAGAAAATAGCTATGACGACCAAAGCGCACCTGTTACAAATTTAATGTGCAGATCGATTTATACTGGATGAAATGGTAGAATGTTAATATGAGCAACCAAAAACAACAGGCAGCTAAATCACCTAAAGCCAAGAAGTTATTATTATTTCCAGGAGATAAGCTTATAGAGGTCCTTAACCCAGACCTGTATCTAATTGTAGATCCGTCTACTTTAACTCAAGCAGAGATTCAAGGAATCCAAGATGATATAGAAGACTTCTTGGATGATGTTGAGGAAGAAATTGAAGATGACCCACTTGCTGGTCTTGGTGCTCCAAACCTAGAGGATATAACTTTAATAAGTAAAACGCTTGTAACAGATGGAAATAAAAATCAATACGTAGAATTTAAATTTAATGTAAAAAATCATGTCGGAGCAGAAGTAGTAGGAGTAAATGGATATGGACAATAAATTGTTGTTACAAGGAGAGTACCGCTTTTATGAAGACGGGAAAGAAATTTATAGATCTAAAAACATTCTCACCAAGTTTGGTAAGAGATATATAACCCAGTACCTGGCGGGGCAAGCAACAACAAACAATAAAGACATAGCTGTTGGAATAGGCTCAACCGTTGCATCAGAAAACAATACAGGATTAGATTTTGAATTTTATAGATCGCAGGTAAATATTTCAAGTGTTGATATACAGACAAGCACAACATCAGGATTAAGCACCTATGGGGTTGTTTACAAAACAACCCTACCAGTAGATGTTTCTGGAATTGTTTCTGAAATTGGTTTATTCCCAAGTGTCACACTTGGGTCAACAGACTATGCAAGCAAATCTATATCAACATTTTCAGATTATCAGCAATGGACAAATGATGACGGATCCTATTCAACAGCAGTTACTTCTCCAACTCCAAGAATTGGAGCAAATCATTTATCATTAACAGCAGCAGCTTCAAATAGTAAACAGTATTCATCCAGCATAGATATAGACATAAATGGGTATAGTCCAAATGACAGTCTTACACTTGCATATGTTCAAAGCGATTTAAATCTAGACTATGTATTTGTTAGATTCTATAGCTCTTCTACTAATTATTATGAAATCAGATATGCTGGAGACCCAGCAATTGGAAGCAAGATTAAACAATTAACTTTAAACAACCTGTACTCAAGTGGGTTTGGCGCTGGAACTCCAGACAAATCTTCAATAATTAAAGTATCGGTTGGAGCAAAAGCAAAATCTTCAGGCTCAACAAATGTATTATTTGATGGGCTTAGAATTAATGATGAAGATTCATTTAGATCAGATTATGGTCTTATTAGCAGATCTGTTCTTACAGACCCAATAAGAAAATCAATCGGAAGACAGATGGATATAGAATACAGATTAGGGTTAAACTTCTAAAATGCCAACAACAGCTTCTTGGAAAGGATATACTCCGCCAGATTTACAGACTACTCCAACAGCATCTGCTGAAGCTGCCAAAACTGCACCTACAGGATCTTACGATAAAATAATTAGACTTCCTCTTGTTAAAGACAAGAAGTACAGATTTTGGTTTACATACTTATATGAAGATGCAGAAACAAAAGAATTAACTGAAGGTCAGCGCTCTCCAGTCATAGAGCTTGGATTTGATATACCAAACCTTACTAAGCCAGTTATTAATTTAAGTGTTACTCAAGGATATAGAGCCTACTCAGTTAAATTTGATATGGATCCTCTAAGCGTACAAGAAGATGTTGTTATTTTCGAAAGCCTATCTGCTGACTTTTCAAATCCATATATTGTTTACGTAGGAACTTCTACAAACGTAACAATACAGACGGGAAGTACCGCACAAAGATGGATTAAGGTTGTAGTTAGAGATAAGTGGCTTGATACAAATAGATCTGAATCTGCCATACTAACAGTTACACCATTAAATCCAGATCCCGATACTACCTTTACTGTTGCAAATCCAACAACTACTTCAGCTTCAGCATCAATTGATCCAAAAGATTTAAGTGGATTTAGCGTAGTATCAAATTTAACTTGGGCCGTATCAACAGACACTAAGACAGCAGGATATGCAATAAGATGGTCAACAACTAACCCTTCAACAGGTACGCCTCTATGGGAGTACGCTTCAGTTGATGGCAGAACAACAAATACCTTTACCGCAACAGGATTAATTCCAAATACGACATACTACTACCAAGTCGCTGGCGTTACGCCATATGACGTCGTTAACTGGACTGGAGCAGCAACAAGTACATTTATAGCATCAGATGCAGACGGCACTGCTGTAGGAGCACTAGCAAGACTTAAATCTTTTATAGCAATTGGAGGAGCCACACAAGACCTATTTAAGATAGGAACTGGAATTGCTCAAAGCATTAATTTAAATACAGGGCCTTTGGCAAACCCAACATTAACAGCGGGAACCTACCATGGCATAATATTAAACAAATCAACAACCAATGTTGGAAATAACTTCTGGCTAACTACTGGACAGTTTAGGGTTGGTAATTCGACAGAGTTTATGTACTGGAATGGAACAGATTTAAATCTTACTGGAAATATTGAAGCAACTGGTGGAAAATTTACAGGTAACGTTCAGCTTGCAATTCCAACAGGAGGCACTACAAGCGGAAGCCTTTATGCAGGAGCATCCGCAACATCAGGAGCTCGCTTAAGATTAAATAACGAAGGCTTATTTGCATATAACGGACTAGTCACAGATGCAACAGTTGCAATTACAAAAGACGGAACCATTGATGCCCGCAAGGGATTTATCGGAGGATGGACAATTGATGGAAGTGCACAAACTGTAGGAACTATTTCAAAAAATAATACTATACTAGACAGCAACGGTAACATATCAGTTGGAGATAAAACTGGAACATTAGGATCTGCGGTTAGACTCAGCGCAACAGATCCAACTTATCGAATTTGGGTTGGCTCTACATCATCATCAAATGCTCCTTTCAGAGTTTCTACAACTGGAGTTCTAACAGCAGCTGGAGCAATATTTACAGGCTCTCCACAAATTGAGGGCTATGCAAAAACATCAGATCTAACAACTCTAAGCACATCTTTAAGTACTTCGGTTGGAGCAAAGAATGCTACATTTGCACAAGCAACTACACCTACTGCAACAAAGGTAGGAGACATATGGATCGATACTGGTCAGGGCAATATAATAAAAACTTGGACAGGATCTGTATGGACACAAAGAACTGATACTTCATATGCAACCAAAACAGCTTTAGACACAAAGCTAACTGCAGGTGGATATCTTGTTGCTAATGCTCAAAATCAAGTTACATCTATAACAGCTAATGGTATTACAATAACTTCAACAGGGTTTAAGATAAATACAGATACTACAGCTACAGCAGGTGCAAATATGGTTATATTAAATAGCCAAGGCATTGCTTCGTATAACAGCGCTGGAGCAGTAATGTTTTCAATCAACTCCAATGGAAACGCAGAATTTAAGGGTAACATTTCTGGAGCATCAGGAACATTTAGCGGAAGAGTAGCAATCAATACTTCTTCAGACACTGCTGCTTATTTTGATTCAGCAGGAAGTCTTGGCGGAGTTACTGCTGGACTAGTGGTTGGCTCAATTGGTTTTAAGAACACCTCTATTGGAGGATGGACATCTCATTGTTATCCATACATGCCAGGTGCCCCGAACATTGATTTAGGAACAAGAACTTACAGATGGAATGACGTAAGAATCAGCGGAAACGTAATGGTTGGTCACAACGGCTCCGATAATGATGACAACGGAACCACAGTAAAAACTAAACTACTTTCTGGCGGAAATATATACGCTAATACATTAGGTACGGCAACTACCGCAAACTTTATAACACAGTCAAGCGGATTTTTAAGAGTAAACACATCTTCAAGTAGAAGGTACAAAACTGATATTGTTGATATAGATACCATAGACGCATTGAATCCAGAAAATCTATTAAGTATTCCAGTTAGAGCTTTTAGGTATAACGCAGAGCATCTTTCAGAATCTGATCAAAGGTCTGGAGTTCTGATGCCTGGATTTATAGCAGAAGAAGTTGAATCAGTATATCCTTCAGCGGTAGATTATAATGACGATGGGCTTCCAGAGAGATGGAACACCAACATTATAATTCCAGGAATGCTTTCCCTAATACAAAAACAAAGCCTGGAGATCAGTAATTTAAAACAAAGACTTGACGCTATAGGTGCTTAATGGTATCCTTAATCTAAATAGAAAAGGAATAAAATGGATAAAGTAGAACTAGTAGTACAGGCATTACAACAAAGAATTGGTGAGATCGTCTCACAATATGAGACTCATATTGCTGTTCTTCGTGCTGAGATTACTCAGCTAACAATAAGAATTCAAGAAATGGAAGCTCCAAAGGAGCAACCAAAGGAGTAAAAATGGTACAACTTACACCAACCAAGATATCAGCAGGAGATCCAGTAACCTCTGATTTGATTGCTGCAATGATTCAAAATATAAATCTCCTTGCAGCACCTACAGCACCTACTGTTATTAATATAGAAAACGCTGGTGCCAAGACTCCACCAGCCGCAGTATCTTCTACAATAGTTGCTATTGCAGGAAGTAAGGCAATAAAGTCGGCAGGCGCTGGTACTACAACTACGGTATCTTTTGGAAAGGGTGTTGAATTTACTTCAACTCCTAATGTGTGGGTTCAGATAAATACAATTGGACAAACTTCTCCATCCTGGGCAAACTCACAAGTTTTTCCACAAATAGAAAGCGTAACCTCAACAAGTGCAGTCATTAGATTTAGAACTGCTACTGCAAACACTACAGTTAAATATACATTGTTTGCTGCAGGAACATTAGTTACAAAATAGCCTCTTGACAAGCTAGGCCAATATGTTACAATAAATGTAACATCAAAGTCACGTACCCGTGACTTTTTTACGTATTAAGGTAGACAATGAGCAACGATTTAAAATGGATGCTTTCATCCGATCAGCAGTTCCCGTATCAAGATGATAAGATGATTGCCCTATGGTTTAAAGTAATGAAATGGTTTAAGCCAGACGTTGTTGATTACCTAGGCGATACAGATGATCAGGCGTGTTATAGCAAGTATACAGAAGGAAGATCTGCAGAGTTCTTAAATTATCATAAGACTGAAAGCGGAGATTTAATTGTTCCAATGATGCGTCATGAAGCAAAGGGCGCTAGAGATTTCTATGCAAAGACAAGAGAGATGCTTCCAGATGCTCAACTGTTTTCTGCATTAGGCAACCATGACATTAGAGTCTTTAATTATGTAGATGCCAAGCTTCCAGAGTATATCAGTGAGGTTACACCAGAATCTTTATGGAGCCTAGACTCTTTGGGGTATGAATATATTTATTATAATGAACTACCTAAGCGACGCTTTGGAGACATACACGTACACCACGGTATTTCAATTGCAGCTACAGGATCAGTTAGAAAAGATGTAGAAGACCTACAGGTTTCTTTGATTCGTGGACACTCACACAGAATTGCTTCCCATATGGTAACATATGAACTTAGAAACAACGGCGAAGGAGAAACACTTCGTGGATATGAAATCGGCCATATGTGTGATGAAAAGAGTGATGGAATGAAATACAGTCAGCACCACGACTGGCAAAAGGGATTTGCGGTAGCACATATTGTCAACGACTATCCTCATATTCAAATGATTCATATTGCACCAGACTACTCTTGCGTTGTAGATGGAAAGTTGTTTACTTTATAATGTGGTGTGGAAAATGCAGCGGTAGAGTTTTTGTAGATAGAGTTTTTTCTCAGAAACTACATATGGAATTATTCTGTATCATGTGCGGCAAACGCTGGATGTGCAATAAAGAAACGAGTGCTTTCGGGAAATGGCTAGATCAAAAAGAGACAGCAAACCAAAAGTTTTACGGTATTTCTTCTTAAACGATAAAATACACAAGGTGCTAAGCTCATCTAGATCCAAGGATGAGATAGTTGCTTGGTGCTACCCAGATAAAAAAAGAGTTATGTATCCATACTCCCAAGTTAAAAAGAATATGGAGACGGCATATACAATCGTACAAGTATCTGCTATGCTGAATAAACATAGAGTTACAATACAGGATTATATTTTAGAGGGTAAAGTAATTACTCCAACTAAAATATATCCAATAGGAGAACCAGACAGCCAGTACTGGTCTAAGTATATGTTTAATCAAAAGAACATACTTGACATACATCAGCATATATTAGACTCAGGGCATTCTTCTGAGCTTCCTTCAAAGGCAGAATTATTGGGGCTTCTCAAAAACAACTTTATATTGTATACTAAGACAGACGAGGGAAAATTTGTACCTGTATGGAAGGCGGAGTAATGAATTATTGTGAGGAATGCGGTAGGGATTTAGGTAAAAAGGCTAAGGTGTATCCAGTTATTATGGAGCCAGATGTTTTTGCTATTTGTGTTAAGTGTATTAATAAGTTTGAGTTCACTCCAATCTGGAAGGCGGAGTAATGGCTGAAATGGCACGGTACACACTTGAGACTGGCGCTGCAAAAAAGCGTAAGCGTGAAGCAGAAGTCGAGTACTGGAATTCTTTAAACGGTCCAGTTGTTGTTACCAAAGTTGTTGGTGACAAAGATGGCAAGTAGCCGAATAGTAATATGCCCTGAATGCAATAAAGAACTTGAAGTACGATCTGATTTTGCACACATAACATTATCTAACCATATTAAGAAGGAGCACAAGTGACAACGAAGGTAAAGGTTGACCTATCATTTACTAGAAATCTAGGAAACTATGAGAGCATTAAAATTGGAATAGGCGTTGAAGACGATGTCCGCCAAGGTGAGACGGTTGATGCTGCAACAGAAAGAGTATATACTTTTGTTGAAAACAAGCTTATTGAAAAGACGCAAGAAGTAGAAGAAGAGCTAAAGCGTGGCAAATAGCAAAGAGCCCTATATCCTTTTGACTCTGTATCAGAATCTATATAAGGATAAATACAATAAGGCTGTGACAATTAATAAGTTCCGTGAAAAGTGGGCTATGCAAGATGTCATTGATAGTGTAGGATATAATCGTGCAAAAGAATTACTAGAGTATTATTTTGGGCTAACTAAGAATGGGCACCCACTTCAATTCTTCTTTTATAATTTTGACAAGATGGATTTAGTAAAGACTGAGATTGAAAAAGATAAAGAAAAGCGTCGTTTGTTACTGGAAGAAACGAAAAAGATGGTAGAGCAAGGCGGAATAGAATGAATACAGAAGCAACATTAATATCTGCTGTATGTAAGAATAAAGATATCAGTACGCTACTAGCAGACAATGTAGACGATCTATTCACCTCCCATAAAGATATTTGGGAAGGCCTAAAGTCATATTATTATAAGTTTAAGGCTGTCCCAGAAGTTGGGATCCTTCAGGAAAAGTTTAAAGACTTTGAGCCAGTAGAAACAAAAGCAGAGACTGGTTATTATTTAGACACTCTTAAGAATGAATTTTTGTCTGCAAAGCTAAAGAACATTTTATTGAAAAGCGGCTCAGCATTAAAAGAAGATGCAGCTTCAAGAGTATTAGAACAAATGCAAAGCCAACTTGCTGGGCTAAGCCGATTTACTAATAACGTAAGAGACTTAGATATTACAGATGCGGATGCTGCAATTAGGCATATGGAGTTGCTTCGTGTTAGGTCTGCCGAAATGGGTGGTTCTCCAGGCATCAGGACGGGCTTTGAGGCCATAGATTTGGCATACCCAACAGGTATGGCTCCAGGACACCTAATCGTCGCTATTGGCTGGCCAGGGCGTGGTAAGACATGGTTTACTTCATACCTTGCCTGTAAAGCCTGGGAACAGGGATTTAAGCCAATGATTGTTTCCCTTGAAATGTCTCCAGAGAATATGCGTGACCGTATTTATACTATGCTAGGATCTGGATTATTTAGAGCTTCTGATTTTTCAAAGGGTGATATTAATATAGATGACTTCCGTTCGTGGTCACAGAAGAAGTTCGAAAACAAGAACAGCTTTATTTTGATTTCAAACGAAGGAAATACTGAAGTTACTCCAGCAACTATTCAAGGCAAGATAGATCAGCATAAGCCAGACTTAGTTATTCTTGATTACCATCAATTGTTTAATGATAACAAGCGAAGCAATTCTGAAGTTGAGCGTAACCGAAATGTCTCTCGTGAATTTAAGATGCTGGCAGTATCTAACAATATTCCAATTATTGATATTACTGCTGCTACTGCAGACGATGTGTCGGATCAAGACAATCCTCCTATGATGTCTCAGGTAGCTTGGTCAAAGGCAATTGAATATGATGCCGATATGGCTATGGCAGTGCATCGATATCCAGGAACTAACATGATTGAGATTGTTTCACGCAAGAATCGACATGGACACGAGTTTGGTTTATACTTAGATTGGGATATCAACAGGGGTATCGTCAAAGAGATTTATGAGAATCCATTCCAAAATAATGAATCACAAACCGATAAAAAGATTTCAAGTTAGAGTTGAATTTCTAGACGACTCTGATATGGTTCGTATTAAGCATCAATATGAAAGTATGCTTACGCACCAGATGAGAGATAAGGGATATCTTAGGGTACTTGACATAGATACTAACTTTTCGGTAGAATTTGACGGTACAACATGGGTGTTCTTAATGACACTCTATGGAACATATGTGGGAAAGAGGAAGGCATGGCACTCAGAAGCAATTACGCAAGGAAAGCTGATTCCACGCAGTACGCTGTCTCGCAAGTAAAAGCAATTGTAAAAGCTCTAGGGCTACACGAAACTTCAGAGGCAAACAATAACCTATTATTGTATTGCCCGTTTCATTCTAATAGACATACGGCAAGCTTTAGCATTAGTTGTGAGAACGGAGCGTGGCTCTGCTACAACCCAGCATGCGGAGAGTCTGGAAACCTTGTTGAGTTAGTTAAAAGAATCTTGCACAAGAATGATTTTGAGGCCCTTAGATTTATCGGGTCTAAGCAAAACGAAGCTCTAGAAAACTTTGACGAATTGCTATCTGGGCTAATGGAAGAGAAACCAGACTTTGAAGAGTTCCCACAAGAGACTCTTGATAAACTATACTCTGAGATTTCTTCAGCGGAAGAAGGCAAAGATTATTTTAAGTCTAGGGGCATAGAGTCACAATCAATTATTGATTTTAATCTAGGATACTCAAAGAATATGGGGATGGTTACTGTACCAGTTCACAGCCCAGACGGAATTGCAATTGGAATTGTTGGCAGATCTATCGAAGGAAAATCTTTTAAGAATAGTACAAATTTGCCTAAAAGCAAAACGATGTTTAATATACATCGTGCTAAAAAAATTGGCAGTAATGTCATAGTAGTAGAGTCCAGCTTTGATGCAATCCGTGTGCATCAGGCTGGCTTTCCTAATGTTGTAGCCACTCTTGGAGGATCTCTGTCCTCAGAGCAGCAAAGGCTACTAAATAAATATTTCAGCACAATTGTAATAATGACTGATGCTGATGAGGCTGGGCGTGAGCTTGGTCTAAGTATTGCAAATAGATTAAATACAAAAGACATCTTGTGGGCTTCCTATGACTATGGTAAGATATACCCTCATGACGCAAAAGATGTAGGAGATATGACGGATCAGGAAATACAGCAATGTATAAAAAATTCTGTTTCTCATATTGAATATGTCAGTTGGTAATGCTATACTAATAACACAGATGGATTTATACCATCAACTATAAACTAAGGAGATACAATGGGTATCGTTAAAGGACTAAAAGGCCTAAATAAGGTTATGGATGCACCGCAACACTCAAGCGGAGATGGAGTGAAGGCTCGTTGGGCCAAGTTAGAAGATGCAGAAAGCGTGAAGGTTCGTTTCCTTCAAGAGCTTGATCCAGATTCTCCAACATACAACGAAAAGAATGGCTTAGGCTTTATTGCCGTAGAGCACACAAATCCAAAAGACTATCGCCGTAAGGCTTTATGTTCTATGGAGGATCAAGGTAAGTGTTACGGATGTGAACAGCATCGTAAGGACTATAAGGCTGGGTGGAAAGGTCGTTCACGACTTTATACAAACGTTCTTATTGATGACGGCAAAGAAGATCCATACGTGGCAATTCTTTCTCAAGGTTCAAGCGGAAAGACAATTACACCTACACTAATTGAATACGCAGGAGAAATGGGTTCAATCACAAATCTAATGTGGCGTATCAAACGTTCAGGAACAAAGACGGACACAAGTTATACAATCATCCCACTCGCAAAAGATGAAACACCATTTGATTCATCATCACTCGAACTGTACGATTTGGAAACAACTGCAGTTCGTGACCTACCTTACACAGAGCAAGAAGCATTTTTTGCTGGTGAAGGCGGACACACAGAAGAAGCTTCTGCATCAAGCAGCAGCGTAGACTGGTAAATTAATTAGTTAGGGGCAGTCTATTGACTGCCCCTATTCTATTTAGTAGACTGTCAATATGAACACATACGAGATACCAGATCCATTTGAGACATTTGTTTCAAATAAGTATAAAAATTATGTAGGTGCAGTATACGATTTCTTTGCTAGAGAATGGCATATGAAATGTGGATGCTGTAAAGAAGATTTATATGCACCAACAAAAAAGATATTAACTAAAATTAGGTTATATCACACTAGAAATGAATGCTGTGGCGGATACTAATGAGCTTTGCACACCTACATGTTCACTCCTATTATTCATTAATGGATGGACTAAATTCACCTAAAGAATTATGCCAAGCAGCACTAGATGCTGGGCAAACTGCGATTGCAATTACAGACCATGGCACTCTCTCTTCACACAGAGATATGCAAATTGCCGCAAAGGAAACTGGCATTAAGCCAATTCTTGGTGTTGAGGCGTACATTTCTCCAACAGATAGGTTTGATAGATCCTCTAAAACAGACAAGTCTATTCAAGCCTATAACCATATTATTTTGCTAGCGAAAAATAAAAAGGGGTTGGAGAATATAAATATTCTACAAGAGCTAGCATGGAACGAAGGTTTTTATCACAAGCCTAGAATTGACAGAGAGGTTTTAAAAGAATATGCAGAAGGTATTATCGTATTGTCTGGCTGCCTTAACGGACTTATTAGTAAGGCTATTGAACGCCAGGAATTCTCGGAAGCGAAACTTATACTCCAAGATTTTAAGAAAACTTTTGGTGAAGACTTTTATATTGAGGTCCAATCTCATAATCCGCCAGAAATCAATTCAAAGCTTTTGGAGCTGGCTGACGAACTCAAGATAAAGGCGGTGGCAACTGGAGATGCTCACTTTGCTAAAGAAGAAGATAGAATATTAGAAGAAGCATTACTTATCCTATCAACATCTCCTAAGTTTGATAAAGATGCTGACTTTGATATGTCTAGAAATATGAAGGATATGTTAGATAGATTTAACTATCTTTATCCTGACCGTAGAATATCATTCCAGGATATGAATCTATTCATTCAAAGCCGTTCTGAGATAGAGGCAGACTTTAATAAGGCTGGAATTAATCGAACAGACATTTACGAGAATACAATGGAAATTGCAGACAAGGTAGGAGAATATGACTTCTATCAGAGCCTAGACCTTCTGCCAGTCCCAAAGACAGATGCCGATGAAAGACTAAGGGAGCTTGCTGAAAAGGGCTTAGAGAGCCTTCAGAAGGCTTCAGACCCTATTTATATGGACAGGCTTAACGAAGAGTTATCTATTATTGCTAAAAAGAATTTTGCATCTTATTTCCTAGTTGTCGGAGATATGATTAATTGGGCAAAAGAAAATGACATCCGTGTTGGCCCAGGCCGTGGTTCGGCAGCAGGCTCACTTGTGTGTTACGCACTTGGAATTACAGATGTAGATCCAATTGAATATAACCTTTTGTTTTTCAGATTTATTAATGAAGAACGTAATGACTTTCCAGATATTGATACTGACTTTGAAGATCGTCGTCGTAAAGAGGTTAAGGATTATTTAAAGAAAAAGTTTAAGCACGTCGCCTCTATTTCCACATACACTTATTTTAAAGATAAGGGCGTTGTAAGAGATGCTGCTCGTGTGTTTATGGTGCCACTTCAAGAAGTAAATCGTGCATTAAAAACTGTAGATACATTTGAAGACTTTATTGATTCTCCAAATACAAAAGAATTTAGAATGCGATACCCAGAAGTTGTGTGGCTGGCAGACAGACTACGTGGGCGTATTCGTTCAGTTGGAGTGCATGCTGCAGGTGTAGTTGTAGCAAAAGATGATCTAAGAAAGTTTGCACCAGTAGAGTCTCGTGAGGACTCACAAGACAAAGTTTCTGGGAGAATTCCTGTTGTTGCATACGATATGGATACAGTTGCTGATATCGGCCTAATTAAGTTAGATGCACTTGGTCTTAAGACATTGTCTGTAATATCTGACACACTGAAATCAATCAAGGAGAGAACAGGGAAAGAGATTGACCTTTCAAAACTTTCACTTGATGATTCAAAGGTTTATCAGATGCTAAGCGAAGGGTATACAAAGGGAGTTTTCCAAGCAGAAGCAACTCCATACACAAACCTATTGATCAAAATGGGTGTCGATAAGTTTGAAGATCTTGCCGCTTCAAATGCACTTGTAAGGCCAGGAGCTATGAATACTGTAGGCGCTGCCTATATTAATAGAAAAAATGGCAATGAGGCAGTTGACTTTAGCCACACTATTATGAAGCCGTTCACCGAGAACACATATGGTGTTATTATATATCAAGAGCAAGTTATGCAGGCATGCGTACACTTGGGAGGTATGACTTGGGCAGAGGCTGATAAGGTCCGCAAGATTATTGGAAAGAAGAAAGATGCAAAAGAGTTTGACCAGTTCAAGGATAAGTTTGTTACTGGGGCTTCAGAACACATTACTAAGAAAAAAGCAGAGGCGCTTTGGCACGACTTTGAAGCGCATGCTGGTTATTCTTTCAACCGTTCCCATGCTGTTGCTTACTCTATGCTTAGTTATTATACTGCTTGGCTTAAGTCCTATTATCCTCTTGAGTTCATGTTTTCAATTCTTAAAAACGAAAATGATAAAGACGCCAGAACAGAATATTTAATTGAGGCAAAAAGACTAGGTCTCAAGGTATTACTTCCACACGTTAACGAATCGGGACTTAATTTTTCTTTACAAAAAGATTCAATTAGATTTGGCCTATCTGAGATAAAATTTATTTCAGACAATATTGCAAACAAGATAATAGAAAGAAGACCTTACAGTGATTATGCTGACTTTATTGAGAAAGCATCGAAGAAAGGTTCTGGCATTAATAGCCGTGCTGTTACTGCTCTTAACTCCATCGGCGGTGCTGCGTTCCCTGATAACAAAAGGCAAGGAAATGAAAAAGACAACTACTACGAGTATTTAGGAATTCCAACATTTAATCTTGAGGGTATTCCTCCAAGAATTAAAGCGCAGGCAAGACCTATTAATGAGTTTGACGACCTGGGATCGTTTGTAATGTTTGGAATGGTAAAGTCTATCAAGCGAGGAAATGGCTGGGCCAGAGTAGAACTTGTAGATGAAAGCGGAACTGTTGGTCTATTTCATACCGAACAAACTCAAATTGAAACAAACCAGATGTATTTTATTTTGGTGGGGGACAATCGAATTGCAAGGTATGTTAAAGTTACCGACATAGATCCAAAGTCTAACGACCTATTTGTTGACTACCTATATAGGAAAGAATACGATTTAGAAGAAGATGAGTATATTGTAGTAAACTTTACTCCCTATACGACCAAAGCTGGAAAGCAGATGAGCCACCTAATCTTATCAAATAGAGATAAGCAGCTCACAAGAGCTATTGCATTCCCAGCAATGTATAAAATGACACTAGCTAAAATGCGTGAGGGAATGAAGTGCAAGGTAACATTATCTAAACTGGATGATGGAACATTAAGTATCAAGGAGATAAAATGACAGAAGAGATTAAGGTATCTACTGCCGAAGAAGTATTTGGAACATTAAGCGTACCAAAGATTTTAATTGCAGCAATACAAACGCTAGGGAAAATTGTAGTCCCAACCGATTTGTTTATAAACGCTGGAACAGAAGATCAAGAATTACAAGTTGATTACAACTCAGATGATCAAACATTTACATTTACACTAAAGGAATCAAATGAATCAGGATTCAATAACGACCAGCTCATTGAAAGTTTCGAGTAAAGACGTAGAGCTAGTAACAGACTATGGACTTGATGTCCTTTCTGCGATTCTGCACGAGACTGCGATAGAAAAAGGATTTTGGAACAACCCAAAGAATTTTGATGTATTTGGAAACAAGCTTGCATTAGTTCATTCAGAAGTAACAGAAGTCCTTGAAGCAATTAGAAAGAATAAAGGATCCGAAGAAATTGTTGAAGAGATGGTTGATATTCTAATTAGAACCCTTGACCTGTATGCGTCTATGCGAAATGCTGGATTTGTATCTCATAGTTTAGATGAAATTCTATTTAAGAAAATGGAAATAAATAAGGCTCGTCCAGCACTTCACGGCAATTTATTTTAATGATATAATTGTACAAAAGAGAGAGAAAAAATGACTATAGCAATAGATGATATTCTAGCAGGACTAGATCCAAAAACAAGGGCAAGAGTAAAAGCCGCACAAGATGTAAAGGTTGAAAAGCAAAAGACGCCCAGCATTGGCCTTAATATGGCGCTTAAAGGCGGGCTTGGCTATGGTCGACAAGTTCTTGTTTGGGGAAATAAGTCTGCAGGAAAGTCTTCGTTTTGCTTACAGATGATTGCTCTTGCACAAAAAGAAGGAAAGACTTGCGC